TTGCATTCAACCTTGGCTTAACAAGATTGCGAAGTTTCGTAAACGCTTTGGAAGCCATGGCGCACGGCCAATATGAGATAGCTGCTAACGAGTTCATGGATAGCAGATGGTCCCAGCAGGTTGGTAACCGGGCAGTCGAAGTTACAGAAATGATCCGTACGGGCGAGTATCAGTAATGCCTCTACAAAAGTTTATTTTCAACCCAGGAATCAACAAAGAAGGCACGGACTATAGTGCCGAAGGCGGTTGGTTTGATGGAAATCTGGTGCGCTTCCGCAAAGGTTTTCCAGAAAAGATAGGCGGTTGGCAAAAATACATACAATCCTCTTACGAGGGGACGGGTAGAAAGCTTCATGGGTGGGTTAACCTAGAAGGAACCAAGCTTCTAGGGTTAGGGACTAGGTTTAAGTTATATATTCAGGAAGGCACCACCTATAACGATGTAACGCCTATCAGGTCAACAACCAGTGCCGGGGATGTTACGTTTGCAGCAACTAATGGCTCTAGCACTTTGACCGTTACGGACTCAAGCCATGGTGCTGCTGAAGGAGACTTTGTTACCTTTTCTGGAGCGGCATCACTTGGCGGTAATGTTATTGCCTCTGTCTTAAACCAAGAGTATCAAATTGAGTCTGTCCCAACAGTGAACACATATACTGTTGTCGCCAAAGATACATCTGGTGACACCGTCACAGCGAACAGCAGTGACAGCGGTAATGGAGGAAGCTCTGTTGTAGGCGCATATCAAATAAACTCTGGCCTAGATGTCTTTGTTGATGGTACGGGCTGGGGCACTGGCAGCTGGGGATCTGGATCATGGGGCTCAACGACCTCGCTCACTGACTCTAACCAATTGCGCCTTTGGTCCATGGATAACTTTGGGGAAGATTTAATATCTAACCCTAGGGGTGGCAGCATCTATTATTGGGATAATAGTGACGGTCTAACAACGAGGGCAGTTGCGCTTACTGCTTTGTCAGGGGCAAATCTTGCGCCCACCAAGGGTCTTCAAGTTATTGTTTCTGACGTTGACAGGCACGTCTTAATTCTTGGGGCAGACCCGATTAATGCAGCAGGATCAGCTAGAACTGGTTCGATCGATCCATTGTTGATCGCCTTCTCTGACCAAGAAAATGCTGCTGAATGGGAGCCTAAGTCTACTAATACAGCAGGGTCTCTACGGTGTTCTGCAGGTTCAGAAATAATAGGCGGGATTCGGGCAAGGCAAGAAACATTAATATGGACAGATACTGCGCTATATAGCCTTCAGTTTATTGGGCCTCCTCTTACGTTTGGACTAAACCTGATCAACGAAGGGGTTAGCTTGGTAGGTCCTAATGCTGCAATTAATACGCCTCAAGGCATATTCTGGATGTCTAAAAAAGGGTTTTACAGTTATTCAGGGGCAGTAAATTCAGTACCCTGTAGCGTGCACTCTTACGTGTTTGATGACATCAATGAAGGACAATCATTTCAATTCTTTGCTTTTCTCAATAAGAAATTTAATGAGGTAGGTTGGTTCTATTGTTCTGAAGATTCAACTTCTATTGATAGGTTTGTCGCTTACAACTACGTGGAGCAGACATGGAACATTGGCCAACTGTCTAGAACGGCATGGCTAGATGAGGGCATTGTTGCTTTTCCTCGCGCTGCAGGAAAAGCGAGTTCTGTTCCATACCTCTATCAACATGAGACGGGCCATGATGATGATGGCTCGCCCATGGACAATGTGTTCATTGAGTCTGCTGATTTTGATATTGGAGAAGGTGAGGAGTTTCAATTTATTAAACGAATGATTCCTGATGTTAAGTTCACGGGATCAGGTGGCAGTGAACAACAGATAAATGTGGTGCTGAAGCAAAGGAACTTCCCAGGGAACTCGTTGACCACTGATCAAACTAGCAGCTTTACAGCGACCACAACGAAAATTGATATGCGTGCTAGGGCGAGGCAAGCAGTAATAAGGTTTGAATCAGATGATGATGCGACCAATGGCGTTAGGCTCGGGGTAGGATTCAGGGTTGGCGGCACTCGCCTAGACATCAGACCTAACGGAAGACGATGACCAAGTTACTACAGGGCAGGCTTCCTTTTGCAATGAACGAGGTGGTTGATCCATCTACGTTCAATAGGACCGTCCGCTTGCTGGAACTTAGTCTGGACGCATTTGATCCTGATGACACCCCGCAATTCACTTCAGAAAGAAGGGACCAACTAAAGTTCAATGCAGGCACAGTAATCTGGAATACGACAGAGGGCGTGCTTCAGGTGTATTTAGGAAGCGTATGGCAAAATATATCTGTGCCCTCGACATCTGGGGTGAGTGCTACAGGCAGCGTTGGAACAGTAAGCGTTGCTACAAATGGTTCTATCATTGTGAGTATTAGCTAATGGCAGAAATTAGAAGACGTGCTAAATCGCCTAAGCGAAAATCCTCAACAAAATTGTGTCCTAGAGGAAAAGCTGCGGCCAAGAAGAAGTTTGATGTTTACCCCTCTGCTTACGCTAATGCGTATGCAAGCCGTATATGTGCGGGAAAAATCAAAGATCCCTCTGGGTTAAAAAGAAAAGACTTTCGGGGTCCAAAGCCTAAGGGCAAGAAGGCTGGCGGTTTTATAGAAGCTCGAGGTCAAAATATGCTTATGCCAGATAAGCGCAAAAGAACCAGGATATCCTGATGAGCCTGAAAGAATGGTTTGGTAAGGGCAAGAAAGGTGACTGGGTTGATATTGGCGCTCCCAAAAAGGGCGGCAAGTTTCAAAAGTGTGGTCGTAAGAAAGCCTCTGCCAGTAAGCGTGCTGCAAAATCTGGTAGGAAATACCCAAAGTGCGTGCCTCGATCTGTTGCGAAGAGAATGACTGAGGGTGAGCGTAGAAGCGCAGTTCGCAGGAAAAGGGCAAAACCACAGGGGGTTGGAGGCAAGCCCACGAATGTGAAGACGTTTGTTAAAAAAGCAAACGGTGGCTTGATGAGCAAGAATCATCGAGGGTGTGGCGCAGTGATGCCAGACAGAAGAAAAGTAACTAAGTACAGCTGATGTTTAAAAAATTTGTACAAGAGTTTAATAACGGCGGAAAGGTCAGAAGACGACCCGTTATGCCTAAAAGGAATAAGAAGAACTTTCGGCCCACAAAAGCTGGGGCTGGAATGACAAGGGCTGGAGTAAAGTCTTACCGGCGGGCTAATCCTGGGAGCAAGTTAAAAACAGCGGTAACAGGTAAAGTTAAAAAGGGAAGCAAAGACGCTAAACGGCGCAAGTCATTTTGTGCTAGATCTGCAGGGCAAATGAGGATGTATCCAAAGGCGGCAAGGAACCCTAATTCTAGGTTGAGGCAAGCTAGGAAGCGTTGGAGATGCTAGCGTATTTCAATATACTAAAGGATTCGCTTTAGATGACTAATCTAATGAAAAACCCTCCTATGCAAAAAGATGCAGAACGTCTAGCAGCGCAAGGACGTTTTGGCGATTCTATGTTAGTTCATATGAATCCAAGAGAAGTTGAGGGTATTGCATCTCTTGTTCCGGGAGGGCGCTTAACGACCAACCCTCAAACAGGTCAACCAGAAGCTTTCATAGCAGAAATAGCTGCAATAGCTTCTACCATAGGTGCTTTAAAAAAACCGAAAGGTCCAGCGCCAGCACCTGGAAGACCAGAACTTGACGATTTCACAAGGCAAGCCTTGCTTGACGCTACTCGTTCCCAAGCTTTTGCTCCTCAAAGAACATTAGGCGATATGAGCCTAAGTGAAATGCAACAGTCTGCTGAAACATTCCTACCCCGTGGTATAGGAGGCTTCGACATAAGATACGGAGGGATGCAAGATCAGCAATATGCTAACTACCAGACTCCCTCAGCCCCCGGACAACAATTAACAATGCTCGGAATGGCTCCAAGGCAACCATCACCTAGCGTAGGCGGGGGCATTGAGACATTGCAACCGCCATCAACTTCTGGGCTCAGTGATTTTGAGCAACAAAGAATAGAAGACATTATTAATTTTCAAAGGGAAGACCAAGGGTTAGCAGAAGTAGGATCTTATGAATATCAAGTTCCTAAGCCAGATCCACGAGATTATGGTGCGAAAGGTCTTAGGCCAGACGGCAGTGGGTTTTTTCAAGGAATAAATGCAGGAAGGAAGAGAAGAAAATACGAAGCAGCATTAGCTGATTGGGAAAGATCAAAAAAACAATATGAGTCAATCTTCGGCGGATCTGATGAAGTACAAACAGCAAGATACGGTGGGATTATGACTCTCGCTAATGGCGGCTTTTCAGAAGAAGATTTCCAAAGAATGAATGGCCCTATATCTGGTCCAGGGACAGAAACATCTGACGATATACCCGCTATGCTTTCTGATGGCGAGTTTGTTGTAAACGCCAAAGCTGTGCGAGGTATAGGCAAGCTCGGTGGAGCAGATCAAAGTAAAGAAGATCAGCGTAGAGAGGGGGCAAAAATGATGTATGCCCTTCAAAGTGCCGGTGAACAAGCGATGAGGAGGGCTTCATCATGAGTGAGACGCAAACTTATTCAAGAGCAGCGCCTGTTCTTGCGCCAAGTTTTACTCGATCCTTTCAGGACCCTGCTGCTGAACTTGCATCGAGGAGGATGCTGGAGGCTTATTTTGGTCCTGAGGGGTTAATTAATCAGCCCATTCCCGTTCCTGAAAAAGAAATTGCTGGTCTTTCTCCACTAGAGATACAGGCTCGCAATCTAGCAGGTGGCTTAGGTGGGTTTGGGCAGCAGTTAGCAGAAGCGCAAGAAATGTACCGCGCAGGTGGTCGGGGTTTTGATCCAGCATCAGCGGGTTTATTTGCAGATCCTAGAGCCAGGCAGTTGTACGAGCAAAGTATGCAAGCCTATGACCCAGCCATGGGAGAAAGGTTTGTAGACCCAAGGGCCAGAGAAACAATGCGTGGCGCTGCAGAAGGCATAGGTGCAGCAGCAGAAGGGATTGCAGGCCAAGTTGGCGGCGCTCAAACAGGTGCTGCAGAAGCAGCCGCAAGAGCGCGAAGACAGGTAGGCATGGCAGGCAGAGATTTAAGGGCCGCTGGAAGAATGGGACGTTCTGCTGCTGAACGAGGGATTGCTGGGTTAGCAGGCACAGGCGAAGCTTTTGATCCATCAGACATCAGTCGATTCCAAGATCCGTTCACTCAAGAAGTTATTGAAGCACAACAAGCAGAGATTGCTAGGTTGGGAGAAAAACAGAAGTCAGATGCTCGGGCTCAACAAATAAGGGCGGGTGCTTTTGGTGGTTCTCGAGGTGCAATACAAGAAGCAGAGATCGGTAGGAATGTATTGCAACAACAAGCCAAGACTGGAGCAGAACTTCGATCGCAAGGATTTCAACAGGCTGCACAACAAGCACAACAAGCTTTTGAACAAGCGCAAGCGCGAAGGCAACAAGCGGCTCAATTGACTGGGTCATTAGGTCAAGCAGGTGCACAAACAGGGATATCTGCTGCGGGCCAAGCTGGGCAGTTGGGGCTTAGTGCAGAACAACTTGCACAAAGAGGGGCGCTTGAAGGTGGCCAACTGGGTTTGGCTGGCCAACAAGGAATCGGGTCCTTACTTGGCCAAGAGGCAGGAATTGCAGAAAGGATGGCTCGATTGGGCTTGTCAGGACAGCGCCTCGGGGCAGATATATTTGGCCAGCAAATGGGTAGAACAGCGGGTGCTGCAGCTGGGTTAGGTGGGTTAACCCGTGGTGCATTTGGCGATGCGTTAAGTGCATACCAAGCTGGGCAACAAGGGGCTCGCGCATCAGCGGCTGGCATTGCAGGCCTAGGCGGGCAAGGTCAAGATATGTTAGCTAGGCAAATAGGCATACTTGGTCAACTAGGCGGCGTAGGTCGAGGCATAGATCAAGCAGGACTTGATGCCAGATACGCTTCAGCAACTCAATTGGCAGATGAGCCTTACATGAGGTTGCAAAGAGGCATGCAGCTCCTTGGTCAAGGGTCTCAGTTCTTGCCACAGTTCGGCACTAATGTCGGCATGCAGCAAATGCAGCAAGGCTATTACCAACAACCTAACACAATGGCTAGGATTGGAGGTGCTTTAGCCGGCGGGCTTAACATGTTTAATCAACTAGGCGGAACCTTTGGCGGTGGCGGTGCGGCTAACACTGCTAGCAGCTTTGGTGGACAGCCCACAGGTTATGGTAGAAACCTCGTAGAAACGGGCGCTGGCTTTACCTAGTAACAAAAAAAATTCATTTTGAGCAAGCGGCAAAAGAAGATAGACAAAGTGATGGGAGAGTTTAAGCGCGGCTCTCTCAAATCTGGTGGGTCTGGGAAGAAAGTCACAAACCCCAAGCAAGCGATAGCCATTGCGTTATCTGAGGCGAATGCCATGAATGAAGGAGGCATGATGCAAAATCCAGTTATGCAAAGACCCATGTTCCAGACTCCCATGCAAAGAAAAGGCATGGGAATCATGGCAGGTGTGGCTCCTATTCAAGGCTATGCAAATGGCGGTGACGCTGAAGTAGAAGATCTTGGAGATATAGCTTCCGATGCGTTTCGGCTTTTAGTTGTTGATGTAAATGACCCAGTTGATGTAGCTATATCTTCTGCAGCAGCAACTATGGCAGCAACAGGCATCGGTGGTCCCGCTGCGTTACTAACAAAATTAGTGGGCACTGGCAGAAAGCTTTACAAAGGCGCTGATGCAGCAGCTAAGGCTACAGCCAAGGCAGAAGAGAAAGTAAGAAAACTGGAAGAGGCAGGTTTGTTTCGGCAGACGGCAAGCAAGGCTGGCGAGAAAGCAATGTCTTATCTAGGAGAAAAAGAAGCTTTAGGGTTCTTAACTGACCCTGTTGGTTATACACAAGAAATCGGGGAGATATTTGAAGAAGAACCTCCTGAGACAAGTGGAGGAATTGGATCTCTGCCCGTAGCCAACATGTTCGCAGGGGGGCTAGTTAACTTGCTTAGAAAAGCTTTGAAAAGAGATAAGAAGGAAGATAAGAAGGAAGATAAGAAGGAAGATAAAAATGAAGAAGTTAAGGCTGATGATGAACCTATTCTTGAAGACAGAAGTGCTTTAAGAAGAGGGGTAGATGTAATTAGAAGGAACCCTAGGAAAACAGGTCTTGCGGGGCTTGCCGGGACTGGGGCCCTCGTTTATAACTACGGAGGGGATCTTTTGGAAGCCCCGCCAGAAACTCCAAACGGGATTACTGGTGCTGGATCTGGAAATGCGGGCACCGCAAGTACAAAAGCGGCAGAAAGTGCAAGCACAGAAATTGACGCTGATGATGCAAAAGTCCAAGGGCCAATGTTTGGACCTCCGATGCCGGCAAAGGGTATTACTAAATTCCTGTTAGGCGAAGATGCTAAATTTGGTGGGGACAAAGGGGCAATAGATTTCTTGCGTGGAGAACCTGCTGACTTTTTAAGCAGAGCAATCGGCAAGCTTCAAGATCCAAGGTTGCAATACCAACTAGCTAAGGCCGCTCAACCAAGCGAGGGACCTGTCCCTAGGAATTACTTTAGTGACTTAACTTTAGCTGGGCAAGAATACGATGATGCCTTGGCTCAAAGAGAATACATAGAGGCACAAACACAATCACAGCAAACTAGTGACATGGAAGAACTGGCTACTTTCTATGCAAACAGCCTACCTGGATTTGATAAGTTGTCTGAGGAAGACCAAACCGAAGTACTTGGAAAAGTAGGATTAACTTTATTTGAAGATCAAAATGCTCAGAAAGAAGCTGCTATTTTATTAGAAGTCTTGAAACTTGTAGGAACTGGAGAAAAAGCTTCAGAAATTATTAATAAGTTTGCATCCACAGAAAGCAACTTAGGAGATACCCTTAAGGAGATGCAAGCTCGAGTAAATGAATTGCTTGGGAGATAAACTTGTCAAATGAAAGATTTTCAACCCTAAGGCAGCTCTCTGATGGATCTTACACAACGATATATAGCACTGACCCTGATGTAATAGCTAGAAAAGTAAAAGAAGCAGAACTTGCGATAGTCAGGAAAAACAAAATAGATGCAGAGACAGCATTTAAAGCTTCCCCAGAATATCAACCAGGGGCTACATTAGAAAAAGAAGACATCGGTTTTGCTGGGAAAGTCGGGAGAGGCTCATTAGCTGGCCTAATTGATATACCTACTGGAGTTACATCAACAGTTGGTTACGGGCTACAGGCTGCTGGATTTGAAGAAGTAGGCGAGGATGTGGTCGCTCGCGCAGAAGCAGTCAAGCAAAAGCTGGCTCCAGATATAGAGGGTATGGGGCTAGCTGCAGAAATACCGAAAGCCCTTATCCAGTTCGGTATCCCCGGTGGCCTTGTATTAAAAGCAATGAAGAACAGCAACAGCGCCACGAAGCTTGTTGCCGTTTCAGCTGCTGAAGGTTTAGTCGCAGAAGAAGACATGAAAACCTTTGGAGATAGCTTCATCGATGGCGGTCCTACCAAAACACAAGAATTAGAATTCTTAGACGGGCAAGAAAAAGCATTTGCCGCTTTATACAACAAAGGAAAAGTCGGGTTAGAAACAGCAGCTATGCTTGCTGGTATACCTCTTGTACTTACCGGATCTGGCCTTGTTCTTAGCACAACAAGTAAGGCTGCTGCTCAAGTGCCTGGAGTCAAACAAATAGCAGAAGGCGTTTACGAGATTGGAGAAGACATATCTACTTTTGTTAAAGAAATAGAAAAAAGATCTCCTTTAGCTAACAAAATTTTATCAAGCGTTAGATTTAGGGGTGCTTTGCCCGATAAAACTTTTGCGGAAATAAAAGCTGCAAAAGCAGCAGAGCTTGGCGCATTAACTCATGCAAATGCCGTGGCATTAAAAGACATAGATAATGCGTTAAAGACCGTGTTTAAAAAAGGAGAGGCTAATGGCACATCTGCTGAAACTGTCATTCAAGCACTCGATGATTTTTTGTACCCAACAGATGAAATATTAACCACTAAAGAGGCGATAGCTGCAGCAAAAACAAAACAAAGTGAAGCTGCAAAAATATTAATTAGTGCAGATGAAAGTTTTGGTTTCGTGAAACCTGGCAAGGTTACAGTTAATACTGATCCATCAAAAATAATGACAAAGATGAGCCTCTTTAGGTCCGCTTCAAACGCAAGAAAAACAATTGATAACTACTCAGAAGCCATAATGAGGAATCCACAATTTTTGCCAGAGGATGCTGCAGCCACCCTCGAGGGCCAACTTGGCATATACGGGAGCAGACAATACAGAGCGTTTATAGAAGACGATTTCATGCCCACCAAAGAAGCAGAAAGGAAAGCCATATCTGTTTTGATGGAATCTACGGCCAAAGCTGACAAGCCAATAAGTGAATCGCAAGCTAGAGAGATGTTGTTTGAGTTAATTAAGAAAGGAAAGATAAACAACCTAACTCTAAAACCAAAAGACTTAATCGAAGACAGCGTCTTGAACATGGTCCAGAAGGGGCTGTTAAAAAATAGAACTTTAGATAGCAAGGAGATAAGGGAGTTCCTTGGTGAGTACACTGGTAGGCAGAGAATAGGATCAAAAGTTCAAACCCCAGAAGAAAGAAGGCTTGGCCTCATGGCCAAAACAAAAGAAACAGTTAGCCGGCAGTCAGCAATAATTGCTAAAGGAAAGTATTTTACTTCATTAAAAAGATATAACGATACTCTCCCCGATAGTCAAAAAATGTTTCTTGATGAACTGCCATTAGATGCTCTTCAAGAAGGAAGGAATGCATACACAAAACTGTCTGATGATATTGGTTACGGGCCCTTGCGAGGTAAGTATGTAAAGACAGAATACCTTAATGCGTTAGAGCATACGCCATCATCCTTTGGGCAAGCCGGTAGTTTCATAGGACAAGCCTATGCATCTTATTTAGTCGCTAAAGCAATATCGCAGAAGGCCGTAACGGTCTACAACCCAACCGGCCAAATAAGAAACGTGACTTCTGCCATGGGGTTTGCCATTGCGAATGGCAACATACCAAGTACAAAAACAATAGCCCAAGCTGTTGAAGATGTTTTTTCTGACATAGGTAATAACCTGATATCTCAGCCAGAAAGAAAAGCAAAAATAGAAAACTACTCAAAGAGAGGATTGATAGGCCAGCAAGCTCAACAAGGAGAGATTCAAAGTTTAATTGATGACGCTGTAAGTGCAGCTGGTATTAAAGGTAAAAGCTTTGTTGGGCGAGTAGCTTTAAAGTCAATAGAGAAAGAAAAAAACAATTTTGCTAACAAGCTTTACCAGGCTGGTGATGATGTATGGAGAATCGTTAATTTTGAAACTGAGTTAAAAAGACTCAAGCAGATGGCTACCAAGGCGCAGCTAAAGAACTCTCCTTTTATTTTAAAAGCAACGACAATTGAGCAAAGAGAAATAGCTAGAAGCTTGGGATTAAATCCTGATGCAGTTGATCTTACTGCAGGTGTATTTAACAAGAACAAAGCCAACCAAAAATTAAGAGAAGAATTTTTAGAAGAAGAGTCAGCGTTGATAACTAGGGATGTAGTCCCAAACTATTCTAGAGTTCCAACTGCAATTGACACGATTAGAAGATTACCTTTAGGTAACTTTGTTGCTTACCCGTCAGAAATAATTAGAACGAGTTTTAATATACTAGGCAGAGCCATAAAAGAAATGTCTAGCGAAAACGCAGAAATGCGTGCTAGAGGTATTCAAAGATTAATGGGCTTTGGGTCAATGACAGTGGGCATACCTAGCGCAGCTACGGCGTTTGGTATATCCATGACAGGATCTTCTGAGGATCAACTTGCTGCATATAAAAGATCTGGCGCTGCTCCCTGGGACAGAAACGCAACGCTCATACCTGTACAGACAGACAAAGATGGAAATGTTCTTGAAGTCATTAATGCTTCTTACACTCTCCCGTATGATTACATGATGAAACCTTTCTTTGCAGTATTGAATGCAAAGAACACAGGCGAAAGAAGTGAAGCAGAACTTTTAGAAACTGCCGAAAAAATTGGGGTAGAGGTCCTAAATGAATTCTTGAGCCCGTTCTTAGGCGAAAGTATTATCACAGAAAGAATTCTCGGTGATGCCTTCTTCAGAGGTGGCAGAACTAGGCTTGGATCAAGAATATATAATGAAGATGATCCATTAGGTGACAAAATGTATGCTGGATTTTTCCATGCCTTTAATGCATTGATCCCAGCCTTCTCTCCTGTTGAGTTTAATATAGACAAGCCTATCTGGGAGGAAGCACCGATAACTAGGAAGTTTCAGTTAGCTGACTTTGCACAATCTGCACTAGTTGAAACAGGTTTACTTGATCCTAGGTTCAGAGTCTCTGAGCGAGGCAGACAACTCGACTTTATAGGCGAAATGGTTGAAGCAGGAACCGGCATAAAAACAATAAAAACAGATATGAAAAGATCTCTTGGGTACAAAGCTCAAGAGGCAAAAAGAGAATTAGCTGCTGCAACTGAAGACTATAGAGCGTTGAAAAAAGCTTATGGACCAAGAGGGGAGGAAGAGTTTCTTGATGAGTTTAGGAGAGCTAATGAAAGAAAATATAAAGCGGTAAGAGATTTATCTATTGTTTTAGGAGACGCAAGACTTCTTGGTATCAGTGATGAAGAGATAGCATTTATATTGAGGAAAGAGGTTGGCGGTGTTGGGGACTGGAGAGCATTAATGAACAATACGTTCATACCTTACAAGCCTCCTGTAAGTGTAACGGTAGGTGCGTATGATGCAGATAAAGAAAAGGTACGAAATGTCGCCCCCGTAGGCGAACTACTCCAAGAGTTAAATAAAATTTACGATAGAGGGCAGGATCTCCCACCGGCCCCGCCACCACAGCCAAGAGCAGCCCCGTTAACGGAAACTTTCCCAGAACAAATCAAAGAGACAATAGAATCAATACCAGAAAATTTATCTGGGCTCTATAATAGAGCCTCTCGTTTCTTGCGAGAACAAGAAGAAGATAAGTTGATGGGCGGTGGCTAGTTGATTCCGAAAAGAGCGAAGAAGAAAAGTAAGTACTTTGCCGTTAAGACAGAAGTAGATGGCATAGTCTTTGACTCTAAGCTTGAAGCGGCTCGATACAAGATCCTGAAGAAGCGCCAAGATGGTGGAGAGATCTCTGACTTGCAAACGCAGGTGAAGTTTCCTTGCGCCCTCACAGTAGAGGGCAAAGAAAAAAAGATCTGCAGCTATATCGCTGACTTCAAATACAAGAGAGAAGACAAGTGGGTCATTGAAGATACCAAGGGTGTAATCACTCAGGTGTTCTCGCTCAAGAAGAAATTGGTTGAGGCACTGTACCCGGGGGTGAAAATCAATATCGTCAAAGACCCCCGCATCTAGAAAGGCACAACCTGCCCATCTCTCACATCCACTTGGCTTCCCGGGAACTCAGCCTTCACCTCACTAGCCAGCTTCATAAAATCTGCATCGAACTGGACCTTTGAAAATTCACGTAGTTCCGCGCTGCTGTAGTACGGACCATCCTTCATCCCTTTCTCGGTCGCGTTATAGAAGGTGACTACGCCTGACTGGTATGCAATCACGTCATCATTACTCTCTTCTGGAATATGCGTTGCCGTCGTAATAAGTTTCGGGGTCCAGAGGTGGTCATTGCATCCAGCACGCTGGGTATCGAGGTCCAAGTTCTGGCCGCTGCGGGTACATACCCAAGTAGCGCCATGGGTGTTTACCAATGGCTTGGAGAAGGCACAATTACGGCAGTTGACCGACTCTGGAAATCGCTTCCTAGTGTAGATATCAATGTACGCCTTAGACTCTCCTCTGAGCATGTAGTCCTTCTCTGACTTCCTACCATGCTTAGGGGGCTCGGTACTGGTGATCACCCTCTCAGCGCGTTCCTGCGCCTTCTCCCAGACCTGTTCATCGTAATCTATGACTTCGGTGTACACCTCGCTGTTATTCTTATTGACCACGATCACAATGCATTTGGTCAGACCAAGTCCTCCCATGTAGCAGTGAATCTGCCATTTGTAAGTTTCACTCCACAGTTCATAGGACCCTAGCTTCTTCAGCTGATTGAACCTCTTATCATTGGCGCTTTTGATTTCGCACAAAAGAACGAGCCCATCGTCTGGTGGGGGCAAGACTCTCCTAAGCAGTGCATCACAAGATCCTGAAAAGTGTCCACCTAGCACAGAGACGCTCACTTGATTACCGTCGCTATCGTGAGACGCCACATCGTAAAGACCGCTGTCCCTGATGTTCTCAATGACCTGATCTTCAATGCGATTGCCCAAGTCAAACAACCTCAGCATCCTTCCACTGAAGGTGCTAGGCAAACACCAATGGAAGTTCATCCACAGTTTGTGTTCATCTTCATCACCAATGACGCTGAAGCCAAGATGCCCACGATTTGATCGGTTGCCTTCCTCGAGCTTCTTATCAATCTGGTCAAACATAGACACTGATGACATTCCAATACCTCCCCTCTTTTCTTACTGCAATCTTTTTAATGTGATCGAAGCCACCACCATTCACTAGGTCTTCGGCTTCTTGAAGATCTGTGGGCGCGTAGTCGTCACCAGACACGGCTCGCCACTTCTTCATGGCTTTAGTCCCAGCCCTACCTTCCATGCCAATCATGAAGGGCATTGACTGTGGCCAATACTCATCAACGACTTTGAACTTCACATCCAGATAACTATTACCTGCTTTAGAATTTCGCACTTCAGCCCAAATCGTTTCGACCTCTTTGACTTTCTCGAGCTCTTCGATCGGATCATCAATCTCATCAGACAGAACATTACCGAATGCTGCGACACGATCGGTTGCTGCGTCTGGTTCTTTCCTGTCTGGTGGCCGTTCCTCTGTTATAGGTTTATCAGCGCCACACTCTATGCACTGCGTATCAACCCAGTCGTTAACAGCTAGACAAAGATGCCCTGTTGATGTGACTGCATTGCATATCCATATCTTTTGCTCATCTTCCTTGGGTGGGCGACTTGGCTTTGCCCTATCAATACAACCATGGCGATCCATGTTCTCGCCATAATCAAGGAGCATGCAGTTTTCCTTGTCCCCCCAGGTCCTCATACCTCGACCACAGATCTGGACATACAGACCAAGTGATTTGGTGGGCCTGAGTAGCGCAATACAGTCTGTCCGGGGTGCATCCCAACCTTCAGTCAGCACAGCTACATTACACAGCGCGTTAATCACACCATCCTCAAAGTCCTCAAGGATCTTCTCTCGTATCTCTGATGGTGTTTCTGCGGTGATCACAGCCGCCTCAATGCCAGCATGCCTTAGGAACATGCACATCTTGTTGGCGTGCGCTACGGTGACACAGAAGAAGACAGAACTGAGACGGCCTTGGCTGTACGCTTTCTCAATCCAGTCATCAATGATTGCCAGCATGGTTTGATCTTCCATGGCTAGTTTCTCGAGATCCGACTCTCGATAGTCACCACCCTTGAATTTGACTCTGGCAGTTGAGGCATCAATGACAGCCTGATCATCCACCTTAAATGCAGACAATCGGCACAGATACCCTTCCTTGATCAACTGAGGGATACCTATTTGGTAAGAGATGCCGCCAAAGAAATGATCATCAAGACCGTAGATGAACCCTTGGCCCATCCGATATGGCGTAGCAGTCACGCCAAATATCCTAGGGGCTACATACTGACTACTCTCAAAGTGATCAAAGATCTTTCGATACCGACTAGATTTGTCAGGTCCAACATGATGGGCTTCATCAACAATGATGTAATCAAAATGCCCCGCTTGGTCTAGTCGCTTCTGGCTTGCGATTGTATCTCGACTCGCAATGACGATCGGTGCATGTGAGTCAAACTCTTTGATGCTTGCAGCAAGAATCCCACAGGGGGCGCATGGCCACACCGATAGTAGCTTGTCTCTTGCTTGGGTGATCAGTTCTTGGCGATGAGCCAAGATTAAAACACGGCACCCCTCATTGTGGTCGAACAACTTTTTAATGATGTTGGCGAAGACAATGGTCTTGCCGCTGCCCGTAGGCAGCACAATGAGTGGGTACGTGTTTTGTGTATGCAGCCAGTCAAAGGTCGCCTCAATGGCAGCCTCTTGATAATGGCGAAGCTCCATGGTCCCCCCTTATCAAGTCGTAGTAAACACGGGACCAATAGTTTTTTGCCCAGTGTGAGATGTCTTTCCTCTGAAGAATGATCAGAACCTGGCGCTCCTTTCCGCCTTGATGAAGATTGACTAGTGCCATACTTTAGGCTCCCTGTTTTCCTCCATTTCCATGAATTCATCAACAGCATCTACAACCCAATCCCCTATGTTGATAACAGCTGCTTCTCCCTTTTCATGTATCAAGTAGGCGCACGATAAAATAAAGCACACCTCCATAAATACCTCCATGCTATAGCCCGTTTCCTCTATTGAAAGGCATATCGTCTTTAGCATTTCAGCGCAAAACTGCTGCTCATCAGTTTCAAATTCAATCGGATTTTTCTTTGTCATTTGTAGGTTTCGCTCCACAACGTATCTATATCCCGTAATGTGACGCCAACGACAACGTCTTGATCTACAAGATCCCCACAGGCGTAATACATTTCTCTGATAGCCTTAGCCGTTTCTAAAATTTTAGATATGTTTCTTTCAGATTCTACCTTTGCCCTTACTTGATACTGCTCACGGGTTTCGATGATGCATGTTCTTTCAGGAACCATATAGTCACCCACCTTATGCTCTGGCAGCACCCAGTGTTCTCCCTCTTCATCTTCGCGCTGTAGCTCCCAACCTTCTTCAGCAACCCACTCGCCCTTCTCATCACCCTCGCCTCGCACATACTTATCTCGAGGCAATTCAGTGCGCCAATTAATCTTTCCGGTAATGTTCGGGACAGGGATGGTGCAAACGAGCTTGTCATCTTCATTGAACCCGTAGCTAGATACTGTTATCGCAGCCTCACTAATCATAGGCAGTGTAAAATTGTCTGGATGCGTGCAATTTTTTGCTCGTTCCAAAGCTTTCTCTAACTTTTCAATCTTCTCTACTTTCTTCACTTTCGTACCTCCTCGTTGCTTTGTGGTTCGTGATCCGAATAAATCACGCCTTCATCGATTAACAGAGTTTCTGCTAACCAAATATTACTTTTGATGCTTGCAATTTCCTCCGCGTTAACTAACACACTGACGTTTCCGTGCTTCTTGCGTGGGTTAAGTTTGTCCAGTGCCTGCATGGCATCTTTTAAAAAATACTCTATTGCCTCGCTGGTATCTCTATCCATTACTCGGATCTCCACAGCCGGTCGATACAATCGTCCAACACCGGCTTAACGATGTCATAGGCAGTCTTAGCA